CCGAGTGTGGCCCGTGTGCGCGGGGTTGATCAAGGAAGAGATCTACCGCTGGCTGCGCCTGGAGAAACCCACCGAGGAAAGCGATGAGCCGTTTCCGCCCGGGTACTCGCATTTCCCGAAATACCCCGATGAGTTCTTCAAGCAGCTCACCGCCGAGCAGTTGGTGACGAAGCTCGTTAAGGGCTACCGGCGACAAGAGTGGCAGAAGATGCGAGAGCGCAACGAGGCGCTCGATTGTTTCGACGCGGAGACGCAGGTGTTGACACGGGCGGGATGGAAATACTGCAAGGACGTCTCCCCTGCGGATCTGCTCGCTACGGTCGATTTGGAGAGCGACGCCATTGAGTTTCAACGGCCTACCCATCTAATCGCCCACCGCTACTCCGGCCCGATGGTGAAGATTCACGGTCGGCGCATTGACATTCTGGTCACCCCTAATCACCGGATGGTGACCTACAGGAAGGTGTTTGATCGAACGGCGAGGAAGTGGCGCTTCGACGTGCCTCCGAAAATTACCCTCGCCAAGGATCTTACGATTCACCACCAGCTTAAGCTGACCGGGCAATGGAGGGGCGCACCGATAATTCGGGTTGAGGTTCCATCGAGCCACAAAGACAGCGATGGCTCCGAAATCGAGCCGCGGAGATGGGTCGATGCGGGTGATCTGGCGGAGTTCGTCGGCTGGTATGTCACCGAGGGTTGCCGGCTCACTGGGATCAGCAGGACGCAGGGGAATCGCAGATGTCGTGTGGAGATCGCCCAAAATGAGGGCGCAAAGTTCGACCGGATCGAGGCGCTGCTCCAGAGGCTTCCCTGGAAGTGGCACATCGCTGCCAGCACACGGGACCCGGGTCGCAAGTTCATCTGTACATCCAAGCAGTTATACAGGTTCCTGGACGAATGCGGCGGAAGGCAGGACACCAGGCGGGTTCCGCAATGGATCAAGGACGCATCCCAGGAAATCATTCGCCGCTTCCTGGACGCCGCTGTTGGTGGAGATGGATGGAGACAGGGCCAGTCTCGCACAATCGCCACTGTCAGCCGACGACTTGCCGATGACTACCAGGAACTGTTCATCAAGATTGGCTGCGCGTCCAACATCAGGGTAGTGAAGCCCGTGCCGTACTGCATTAACGGCAGGCTCGGATTCAACACCCGCTTCCAGTATCACGTCAGTGAGTGCCGTGTGCAGAAGGCTTCCTTGGACGGCGGTGGCAATGGGCAACGCAAGTACATCGGCCGCATGATTCCCTACGACGGGATGGTCTATTGCGGCACAGTTCCAAATGGCACCCTGATTTGCCGGCGTGAAGGCTGCAGCTTCATCGCTGGAAATTGCCGGGTCTACGCACGAGCGGCAGCAACGGTCTACGGCCTCGATCGATTCTCGGAGCGGCACTGGAAGGCGCTTGAAGATCAGGTGGGCGCCGCGATCAAACGCAAGCAGGAGCAACTGGAGGTTGGCCCGGCTGCGCCCGCGGCGGTGGCAACGCTCGAAAAGCTCGCGCCCGTCCGGCGCGTGATCCGCTCGAACTTTCTGGGTCGTTGAAATGCCCTATACAGACCAGCAGCTTCAGGCGCTGCGCGACGCGCTGGCGAACGGCGCCCGGCGTGTCCGCTTTGCGGACCGCGAGATCGAGTACCGCAGTATCGACGAGCTGAAGGCGGCCATTGCGGCGGCCGAAGCGGAACTTGCCAAAGACACGAACACGCCGGTCACGCGGCAGATCCGGATCACGACAGAGAAAGGTTTCTGAGGTTGCGCCTTTGGAAGCGACTGCAAGCTGCGTTCCCGCGGCTCTGGGCAGCGACCGACTACGAGGCGGCCGCAAGCACCCGCCGCACCACCGGGTGGATCGTCTCGACCAGCGACATCAACACGCTGGTCTTCCGCAGCGCCGACACCCTGCGGTCCCGCTCGCGGGACATGGTGCGGCGCAACCCGTGGGCCGCCAACGCGCTCGATGCCTTCGTTGCGAACGCGATTGGGACCGGGATCAAGCCGCAGTCGCTCCATCCAGACGCGCGGCTGAAAGAACAGATCCAGGAGCTGTGGTTGCGGTGGACCGACGAGGCCGATGCGACGGGGCTGACCGACTTCTATGGTCTTCAGGCGATGGCCTGCCGCTCGGTGATGGAGGCCGGCGAGTGCTTCATCCGGCTGCGGCCGAGGCTGCCGAAGGATGGCTTGAGCGTTCCGCTCCAGTTGCAACTGCTCGAGGCCGAGCACCTGCCGGCGAACGAGACCCGGCGCCTCGAGAACGGCAACTACATCCGCGCTGGCATCGAGTTCGACAAGATTGGGCGGCGGGTCGCCTACCACCTCTATCGGGAGCACCCGGGCGACACTTCGAACCCGATGGCGTCGACCGAGCTGGTGCGGGTGTCCGCGGATTCGGTTCTGCACCTGTTTCGGCCGCTGCGACCAGGCCAGTTACGCGGCCAACCTTGGCTCACCCAAGTCCTGGTGAATCTCTACGAACTGGACCAGTACGACGACGCCGAGCTGGTCCGCAAGAAAACGGCCGCGATGTTCGCTGGCTTCGTAACGAAGAACGCACCCGAGGATCAGATCCTCGGGGAAGGCGCCCCGGACTCAAGCGGCGCGGCTTTGGCTGGCCTCGAGCCCGGCACACTGCAGGTTCTGCTCCCTGGTGAGGACGTCAAGTTTTCGACCCCGGCCGATGTCGGCGCGACCTACGAGACCTTCATGCGGGTCCAGTTACGCTCGATCGCCGCCGGCATGGGGATCACCTATGAGCAATTGACTGGCGACCTGACGGGCGTCAACTACTCCTCGATCCGGGCCGGCCTGCTTGAGTTCCGCCGGCGGTGCGAGCAGTTCCAGCACCAGGTGATCGTCTACCAGATGTGCCGGCCCATCTGGCGGCGGTGGATTGAGGTGGCATTGCTCGCAGGGGCGCTGCGGGCTGCGGCGGATGATCCGGGGCTTCTCGACGTGAAGTGGATTGCACCGGGCTGGGCCTGGGTTGATCCGCTGAAGGACATCAAGGCCCAGATTATGGCCGTGCGGGCCGGGTTCAAGAGCCGCGCCGAGGTGGTTTCCGAGCAGGGCTACGATGCCGAGGCGATCGACCGCGAGATCGCCGCCGACAACGCTCGGGCCGACGCGCTGGGCCTTGAGTACGACTCCGATCCTCGAAAGGAAGACGATGAAGACGCTGACGCATCTCGCGACGCGGATCTTTGATACGCCACTCCTGATCGCCCCGCAGAAGCTTGAAGTGATCCTGGCGGTGCTCGCGCCGCGCCTTGGCCTCGATCCGACGTGCGTGGCCGCAGCCGGCGAAGTCCGAGCCGCGAACAAGAACCTCGAGATCACCTCGGATGGCATCGCGATCATCCCGATCGAGGGCACGCTGGTCCACAAGTCCTATGGTGTCGATGCGCTGTCGGGGTTGCGCTCCTACACCGACATCCAAGGCGAGGTGCAGGCCGCCGCCAAGGACCCGGCGGTCAAGGCGATTCTGCTCGACATCGATTCGCACGGTGGGGAGGTGGCTGGTGCCTTCGATGCGGCCGACGCCATCTACGCTGCTCGCTCGGCGAAGCCTGTGTTCGCTGTGGCCAACAACGACGCCTTGAGCGGGGCATATCTACTGGGTTCGGGCGCCGAGCGGATCTACGTGAGCCGGACTTCCGGCGTCGGCTCGGTCGGCGTGATGGTCACCCATCTGGACATGACCGGCAACGACGAGAAGCTGGGTTTCAAGTACACCATCGTCCATGCGGGGGCCCGGAAGGCCGACCTCCATCCTCACGTGCCCTTGAGCGAGGAGGCGCGTCACGTTCTCGAGGCTGCGGTGGATCGGACGTACGGAATGCTGGTCGCGGCTGTTGCTCGGAACCGGGGGCTATCGGAAGCAGCCATTCGAGGGACCGAGGCGGCGGTTTTTCTCGGAAGCGACGGCGTGAACGTCCGGCTGGCCGACCGCGTGGGCACACCCGAGAACGCGCTGAACGACCTGCGGGCCGCTATCGGCGGCCGCAGCACCCTATTCCAACCAGGAGGCAAAACCACCATGAACGAAGAACCGGTTCGGACCGAAATCGCCGAGCCTGCAGTGGACATTGAAGCGATCCAAGCGGAGGCCCGGAAGCAGGGCTACGGCGAGGCACGGGAGATCGTCGAACTCTGCGCGCTGGCCGGTATGCCCGGCAAGGCTGCGCGACTGCTGGCCCGCAGCATCACGCCTGCGGAGGCCCGGCAGGTCCTGATGGAGGCTCGCGCAGCCGAAGACGCCGCCGAGATCCGCTCGCACGTGATGCCGGATACCGGCACGGCGTCCAAGGCGACGCTCGAAAACAACCCCGTCATCAAGGCCGTCGAGAAGCTGGCGGCGAAAGGAGTGAACTAGCATGGCCGTCAAGAACGAAGGTTTGTATCTCGGCGACGTCCTCAAGTACGAAGCCGAGGCCCTCTACTGCCGCGAGCCAGTAACCGTGCTCGCCGGCGCCGGCGCCGACCGGGTGCTCACCACCGCGATGGTGCTCGGGCGCATCACCAAGGGTGCTGCCACGGGTGCGGCCGTCGCCGGCAACACCGGCAACGGCACCATCACCGCCGCCCCGACCGTGGGCCAGGCCGCCAAGCCCGGTGTCTACCGCGTCACCTGCATTGAGCCCGCGACCAACGGCGGCACGTTCATCGTCGAAGATCCCGACGGGATCGTGATCGGGACCGCTGTTGTGGGCACGGCCTTCACCACCCACCTCACTTTCACTATCGCTGACGGCGCGGTCGACTTCGTCGCCGGTGACGCCTTCACCATCACGGTGGCGGCCGGGTCAGGCAAGGTCAAGCAGATCGATTTCGCCGCCACCGATGGCAGCGACAAGGCTTACGGCATCCTGGTCGCCGACGTCACCGCGCCCAACGGCGTCGACGCCAAGGGCACGGCGATTGTGAACGGTCCAGCGGTGGTCGCCACCAACGGCTTGGTCTGGCCGACGGGAGCGACCCAGTCTCAGAAGGACGCTGCGATCGCCCAACTCAAGGCCGCGAACATCAAGACCCGCGAAGGAGCGTAACGAACCATGCTGAATCCTTTTTCGTCTGATGCCTTTGACATGGTGGCGCTGACCGCCGCCATCAACAAGATCCCGAACCAGTACGGGCGCCTGGAGCAGTTGAGCCTCATGCCGCCGATGGGAGTGCGCACCCGCACGATTATCGTCGAGGAGATGAGCGGGGTGTTGAACCTCCTGCCCACGCAGCCGGTGGGCTCTCCGGGGACGGTGGGCACGATGGGCAAGCGCAAGGTGCGCTCGTTCGTGATCCCGCACATTCCGCACGACGACGCCGTGTTGCCCGAGGAGGTCCAGGGCATCCGCGCGTTCGGCTCGGAGAACGAGATGGAAGCTCTGGCGAGCCTGCTGGCGCAAAAGCTCCAGAACATGCGGAACAAGCACGCCATCACCTTGGAGCACCTGCGCATGGGAGCGCTCAAGGGCGTGATCCTGGATGCCGACGCCTCCACGCTCTACGACCTCTACAGCGAGTTTGGGATCACGGCCAAGACTGTGAGCTTTGCCCTGACCACAGCCAGCACCGAGGTGCTGCTGAAGGTGCTCGAGGTCAAGCGACACATCGAGGACAACCTCAAGGGCGAGTTCATGACGGGAATCATGTGCCTGTGCTCGGCTGGCTTCTTCGATGCGCTGACCACGCATGCGAAGGTCAAAGAAGCCTACTCGCGCTGGCAGAACGGCCTCGCGCTGCTCTCCGACAACCGCACGGGCTTCACCTTCGGCGGGGTGACGTTTGAGGAATACCGGGGCCAGGCGACCGACGCCGCCGGCAACGTGCGCAAGTTCATCGCCGACGACGAGGCGCACTTCTTTCCGCTGGGCACTGCCAACACCTTCCGGACCTACTTTGCGCCGGGGGACTTCAACGAGACGGCGAACACCCTTGGCCTGCCGCTCTACGCCAAGCAGGAGCCGCGGAAGTTCGGCCGCGGGACCGACTTGCACTCGCAAAGCAACCCGTTGCCGGTCTGCCTGCGGCCTGAAGTGTTGGTCAAAGGGACCAAGACGTAGTCGATGAGCTGGGACTCGGCCGGGGATGCGCTGAACGCGGCGTGCTTGGCGGCGTTTGGGCGCGCGGTCACCTACACGCCGCAAAGCGGCGTGGCGTTCACGCTCACGGGGATCCTCGAGCTGGGAGCCCGCCGTGAGGACGCCGCGCCTGGCACGTACGCGCTGCTGTTCGCCAAGGCGACGGCGTTTTCATCGCCGCCCGAGCGCGGTGACGAGGTGACCGTGGGTACTGCGATCTACAAGGTCGTCGACATCGAGGCAGACGCCGCCGGCGGCGTGCAACTGGTACTGCATTTCAACCGCACAACCTGAGCCTTCAAGGAGGAAACCATCATGGGATTCTGGGATCTTTTCACCGGGCCGGTGGTCGGAGGACCGACGCCGCAACCCGTCACTTCCACTCCGCCCGAGCCGCCCACGTTTACGCGGGCGCGGCCGGTGGACAAGCGGCCGAAGTTTTTCGTCGACTGCAAGGATGCGGCCGAGGCCCACGACTTCCTGTTGCGGCACGGCAAGCTGCTCGCGAGCGATTCCGGGACGAGCGCGATGCTGGTGGACTCCGAGCCGGTCGGAAAAACCGATCTGCCCCTCGGCACCGTGAAGGCCTACACGATCAACTACCTGCCGATGGCCGTCGATCCGAACGGCTTCGAGGAAGTCTTCCGGGCGATGGAGTCGAAGGGCTTCGATCTGGCGAAGTTCAGCATCGCGTGCTTCGACACCCGGTATGTGGGGCACCTGTGGAAGCTGCCGGGCCAGGAAGACAAGCCCTCGCCCTGGGATTACTCGTGGCCCGATCGTCTCATCTCGATCGGCCCGAACGGGTGGCAGCACTCCGAGCTCCGTCTGGTGCTGCACTCCCCGTGGGTGTTCGCCGAGGAGCTGCGGGTCTACAAGGTCGCCTAGCTGTGGCCAGCGTCCGCATCTGGTTCAAGCGACAGCTCCGTGTTGATCATCTGAACTTCCGCCAGTTCCAGATGCTGAAGCTTGGGACGGTGGGCCTGGCGACGGTGAAGAATCGGCTGGCGGCCGCCAGGGGTCCCACTGACGCGCCGGTCAAACCGCTCACGAAGCGCTACGCGATCTACAAGAGCAAGGTGCTTCGCCGCCGGGCGATCCGCGATCTGTCGCTCACCGGAAGCATGTTGCGGAACCTCTCGGTCCGAACGGTGAGCGAGAAGGCGGCCAAGGCAAGCCTGACCTCGCGCAAGGATCGGATCAAGGGGCTGGCCAACGAGCGGATCGAGCCGTGGCTGGTGTTCTCCCCGGCTAACCGCGCCGCGGTCACTGAGGCTGCGCGGCGGGTCTTCCGCGAAATGATTCCACGCCTGATTGTTGAACGCTTCCTCGGAGGCAGGCAGATATGATCAACCCGGCGGAACTGGTTGAAGCGCTGGTTGCAAAGCTCCGGGCGATCCCGGAGCTCGTCGCCGAGATGGATGGCGACGCACAGCGGATCTACGCTTACCACGACTCCTACCCGAAAAGGGTAAGCCTGCCGCTTGCCATCTACGAGATGCCTGTACCGGCCGTCATGGTCGCCTGGCAGGGCACTGCGCCGGGCACCTTCGGCGGAACCGAGGTCTGGAAGCACAACTTGTCGCTCTACCTTCGGGCGCGGGAGGTGTTCGAGGGCGATCCGCCGACCGCCTACTACAAGCTCTTCGGCCTGCTCGTGAACGGGGCGCCGGTTGGGTCCGGTCAAAAGCTCCTCTATACCACCGTTCACGACGCCTGCTACCCGATGGACACCCCGTCGATCCACAGGGTCAACGACGAGCAGGGAACCGACTACTTCGAAGTCACGGTGTCGTTTACCGAGATCGGAGACAACTGATGGACTACGTGAACATGGTCGCCCCTGACGGCAGCCAGCAGAAGCTGGTGCCTGCCGTAGCGGAGGAACTCGTTCCGCTCATGGTCGAGGGTTGGAGGCAGGTGGACGCGCCTGCACCACCTGAGGAGCCTCCCAAAGAAGAGCAGGAGTAAACCATGCCCGCCAACATCCGCGAAACCAAGATCGGCTTCGGGTTCAAGAAGCAGACCGCGCTTCAGACGGCAAACGTGCTGGCCGACATCTGGAGCCTGGCGAAGATGAATGCGGCGCTCTCGGCCGTGAACCTGAATGTCGAGGACGACGCTGCCGAATTCGGTAAGGGACACGAGTTCGCCACGCAGACGTTCAAGTCCCACTGGGACGCGAACGGCGCAATCGAGAAGTACCTGACGAGCGAGATCGCGGCGTGGGCGTTCGTTTTCGGCCTCGGCAACCGGGTCAAGAGCGGCATCACCGCCATCACTTACACCTGCACGCCGCAGGATCCGGTCACGGGCGGTATCGAACTCCCGGCCTTCTCTTTCATTGAAACCATCCGCCAGGGCGGCAGCGCCGTGCTCGATCGCATGGCGGTGGGCTGCCTGGTCGAGGACTTCACGATCACGCTGGCTTCGGGACCTGGCCGTGCCAGCTCGAAGGTCACGATCAACTTTGCCGGCTGCGGAAAGCTGACTGAGCCGAGCGGGATCACCATCCCGGCAGCGACCACGGAGCATCTGCTACCCGCCGCGAGCGCGCAGGTCACGATCAACGGCGTCAACTACGTCTCGAACCGCAACCTGGTCTCGCTCGAGTTCGGTTTCAAGAACAACCTGCGGCTGGATGCGGGCTTCTATCCCGGCAGCGGCACCCAGGACAACGCGGCCATCCGCGGGCGGCTCGAGTTCGGCGACCGCCAGGCGTCGTTCAAGTTCGTCGCCCGGTTCGAGAACGGCTCGACCGAACTGACCAAGCTGCGCAATCAGACCACCGGAACGGCGACGATCAGCCTGCAGGGCGAGCTGATCTCGGGCACCGACTACCACTCAATCTCGGTGACCTTCCAGAAGGTGGCATTCAAGACGGCCATCGTGGGCGACACCGACGGGATCGTGACGGTCGAGGTCGAGTGCGCGCCGCTTTATGACTCGGTCAACGGCCTCCTGTCGGCGGTCGCCAAGTGCACTCAAGACAACATTGGATCGTAAGGAGCGTGTATGTTCGACACGAAACGCGAGATTGAGATCAGCGTGCTCCATCCGGCGGGGAAGAAGACCTGCCGGGTGCGCTGGCCCTCGGATGAGGATTGGATCGAGCACTCGGCTCGTCGGCGGGTGGTGGTGAGCCAGTTGAGCCGCGAGGAGTCGGTCACCGATGTGGTCGACGGTGAGCGGGCCGGGGCGGAATTGTTCGCCAAGATCCGGCTCGATAAGGACGGGCCGGAGATCGACGAGTTCGAGGCGGCTTACTTGATCGACCGCCTGTCTCGGGCACAGGTTGAAGACTGCCAGCGCACCGACGATGGCGTCACAGTGGCCGTCAAGGTGCCGGGCGTCGTGACCCGGCATGTGCTGCGAGTGCCGTCCCTGGCTGAAGTAGTCGGCTACCGCCGGAGCTTCTCGCGGATCGTCGAGAACCGCCGGGGTAAGCAAGTGCTCAAGATCAACCTCCGAGCGGCAGGCGAGTTCTACGACAAGCTCGTCCAGTCGAAGGACGGCTACGAGGGAGATGTCCCAGTCATCCACAAGGCGGCGGTCGTGACCGAGCTGCTCGGGTATCTAGAGTCCGAACAGGAGGCCGACACGGGGGAAGTCTGAACCCCGGCGAGTGGCCGGCATCGCCCGGGGTGAGGTTCCTCGTCTACTGGCTGCTGCGCCGTGAGGATTTGTGCGGCGGCCCGAACCTGTGCCCGTCGGCGCCCGATGATGCAACCCGCTGCCCGGACTGCCCGGTTCTGCAGCTTGAAGGCTCGCTCAACTCGGAAGCCGGATGGCTGCTGCAGCGGGCCTTGGATCTTGATTTCGCTCTCAGGGCCGGGCTCACGATCACGCCGAGCGACATCGCGCTCGACGAGTTCCTTGCTCTACGCATCTTGAATGACGAACGCGACCGGCACGCTGCCGAACTGAACCGACGATGCCCGCCTCGAACACCCTTCAACTCGTAATTGAGGTTACGAGCGAAGCTGCCAACCGCAACATCGACAAGGTCAATGTCAGGTTGGCGCGCATCGAGGAGGTCGCCGTGCGGTCCTCGCAGAGGGCCTCTCGTGGGATCGACGGCCTCACCGGCAGCATGGCGAAGGGTGTTGTGGCCGGCAGCGCGCTGGTGGCAGCCATTGAGAAGGCGTTCAGTGTTCTCAAGTCGTTCACGGTCGAAGCCGCCCAGTACGCCGCCCGGACCGAAACCCTCGGCGTGGCCCTCGACCAGCTTGCCAAGGCGAACAGCCTGAGCGTGGAAGCCGTCCGCAGCCAGGTCGAGTCGGTGAAGGCACTGGGCATCACCACCCAGGACGCCCGCTCGGCGATTGCGCAGATGATCGCCGCTCAGATCGATCTCTCCAAAGCCACCGAACTCGCGCGCCTGGCCCAGGATGCGGCCGTTATCGCCGGCAAGAACTCCTCGGAAACCCTCGCTGGGATCGTTCACGGGATTGTCACCCAGCAGATCGAGGTCCTGCGCACCTACGGCATCCAGGTCAACTTCGAGCGGACGTTCCTCAGGGCGCAGCAGGAAGTAGGCCGGGAACTGACCGAGACGGAGCGCAAGATGGCGGCGTTCAACGCCGTGCTCGCGCAGGCGCCGAAGTTCGCCGGGGCCTATGAAGCGGCTCTTGGAACCGTGGGTAAGCAGCAGACCTCGCTCACCCGGTACGTGCTTGAGGCGAAGAACGCCATCGGCGAGCAATTCCTGCCCCTGATGCGCGAAGCCGTCAAGGGTCTGACCGAGCTCGCCAAGTGGGCGAAAGAGAACGCGACCGACATCGCCAACCTGACCAAGGCCACTGCCGGGCTGGCCGTGGTCATCACCGCCTACAACCTGCCGGGTCTACTTCTGAAGATCGCCGCCGGCATCCGGGCGATCTCCCTCGCTGCGGTCGCCAGTCCCTGGGGGCTGGTCGCGGCAGGCGTCGCCACGTTCGGCTTCGCCCTCCACGAGATGAAGCAGCGGCTCGATGAGAGCGCCGAGGCAATGGAGCAAACCGCCCTGCGGGCCAAGATTTTCGACGAGATCCGCGCGGGACGGTCGGTTGAGGAGCTGCAGAAACTCGGCTACAGCGTCGAGCAGATCAAGGATGCACTGACCGGTGCGCGAAAGGCAATCGTTGGTCTCACTGAAGGCGCGCCGAGCTTCGACTTCGGCGCACCGATCCGGGCGCGCATCGTCGATGAGCGGAAGCTACAGGAGGAGCTTGAAAAACGGCGCGAGCTGCGCACCAGGATCAAGCAGGCTGAGGAGAAAGCGCACGACCTCCTCGTCTCCGCCCAGAAGCAGGAGTTCACCGGGCTTGCCAAGATCATCGTCGAGTACGGAATCTACCGGCAGGAGATTGGCCTCTCGGCGAAGGCCAACCGGGACCTGGCACTCGCTACCCAGTTGCGGCTGCGTGTCGAGGCAACCAAGGAACTCAAGGAGAGTGCGCGGGAGCATCTAAAGCAGCTCGAGGAGCAGACGGCGGCCGATCTTGAGTTTCGGGGCCAGCGGATGCTCCGCGAGAAGGAGTTCCAGTCAGAGACCCTGGAGCTGGCCATCGACACGCTCAACAGGCGCCTCGACTACGAGCAGACGGCCCTGGAGCAGGCGCGGGATGCCCGGCTGCGTGCGCTCGAGTTGGTCGATGCCCGCACGGTCGAGCAGAAGATCGCCGTCGAGCAGCGAAAGCTCGCCATCGAAGAAGACTACCTGCTGCGGTCCTTCGCGCTCAAGGCGGCGGCGCTTGACCGGGAGGCGCAGGCCGAGGTCGCGATGATGGAGGCCGTCGCCCGGGCGCGTCTCATCAGCGAGGAGGAGATCGCCCGCCGTCGGGACGAGCTGCTGCGGGCCTTCGCTGAGAAGGGGCGCCAGCTTGAGGCCTCCACCCAGGACGCCATTAACGCGGCCCGTGAGAACGCGGCCATCCGCCAGACGCAGATCGTGCGGGATGCCAACCAGCGGATCTTTGACCAGATGAAGTCGGCGAGCGAGCGCGTCTTCGACGCGATGCTCCAGAAGGGCCAGAGCATCTTCTCCGCGCTCGCCGGCGCGCTGAAGAACGCCGTGCTGACAGTGCTGCGCGAGATCGTGACCTCGCACGTCGCTCGGATGCTGACAGCGTTGTTCACTGGCCAGCGTGTTGCCCTGGCGCCGGGTGGCGCCGGCGGTGGCGTGTTCGGCCGTCTCGGTGGGTTGCTCGGCGTCGGAGCCGTGCCGGTGTTTGGAGCGGGGAGCATCACCGGCGGTCCCGGTGGGACCGGCGGCTTTGCCGGGCCGGTGACCACCGGTTCCCAGGCGAGCTCCGTTCTCGGCTTCGCCGGGTTGGGAGCGAACCTCAAGAACTTCTTCGGCTTCGGCGGCGGATCGGTGGCTCTGGGCGCGGGGCGAGCAACCACCACAGCCACTTTGGGCGGGAAGTTCGCTGCGATTGGCCGGTCCGATGCTGCGGCTCTCGCCGGTGGGCTGCTTGCCTTCGAAGGCCTCCGCCGCGGCGGCGTTAGCGGTCTGGCCATGACCACGGCCGGCGGCGCGCTGCTCGGCTTCAAGTTCGGCGGGCCGATCGGCGCGGCCATCGGCGCCGGGGTCGGCGCCATTGCGGGCATCGTTCGCCTCTTCATCAAGAACGCCTCACAGAAGGCCCGCGAGAAGATCCGGGCCGTATACGGCGTGGATATCCAGTCCAAGGGTGTTCTCGACCAGATCGTCCAGATGGCCAAGCAGGCCTTCGGCGGCAATCTCGACCTGGCCATCCGCAGCCCGCAGATCCGCGACCTGATCGAGCTGTACGCGCTCTCTACCGGCCAGAGCATCGGCGGGCTGCCGTCGACGGTCCGTCCTGTCTCGCTGGTTCAACAGGGAGGCGCGCTGTACCAGCCGGGTCTCGGGTCGGTCTCGCTCGACCGCATCGGTGCGGGCGTCCCGCAAAACGCCGGGCCGATCGTGATCAAACTGGATGGCCCTGCCACGACCGCTCTGCTGCGTGGAGAAGCGGTCCAGGCCATCGCCGATCATCCGCGCGTGGTCCAAAACGCCGCCATGACGGCCACTCGTGCCAACGCTGGTCGCCGCGAACTGCTTGCTCTGCAACTGTCCCCCGGAACATTAACGGCCTGATCTCTCATGCGAATCCTGACGACGTTCATCCTGCTGCCGTGTTTGGCGCTGGCCGCCGGCACCAGGATCCTGGACACCCTCAAGTACCCGGACGGAACCCTCACCAGCGGCAAAGCGGAAATCTCCCTGTTTACGCCGTTCATCACCATCGGCAATGAGCCGATCGGGGCCGGGAAGCAGACCATTACCATCACCAATGGCGTCGTGGACATAACGCTTGAGCCGAACGACACGGCCACACCCGCCGGGACGTCCTATGCCGTGCGCTTCTATCTGTCGCGCGGCACTTACCTGCTGTACTGGGTTGTCCCGACTTCTGCCTCGACGCTCAAAATCAAGGATGTCGCGATCTCGACCATCCCGACGCCGGCGCTGACGATTGCGCTCTCACAGTTGAGCAGCTTGGGCGCCGCCAAGGGCGACCTGATCGCGTTCGGTACTGCCTGGGGCCGCCTGCCCACGGGGACCGATGGGCAGATCCTAACCGTGGACTCCACACAGCCCCTTGGTCTGAAGTGGGCTGCCGGCGGCGCTGGGGGCATGACATCGTTGAACGGCCTGACCGCCGCTGCCCAGACTTTCGCCAACGACACCAATGTGACGATTGCCTCGAGCGGTAGCACGCACACCCTGGGCTGGGCGGGAACACTGGCCAAAGCCCGCCAAAACTCCCAGACCGCCTACAAAGACGAGGGCAACGCATTCACCCAGCCGCAAACGATCAGCGCCGCGACCACGGATCTGGTCACGTTAAACAACTCGACGGGCAACGACTGGGTGACGATCACCGGCAACAAATCCCGGTTCAAGGTGTGGAACTCCGGGACCAGCAACCTGGCAGAGCTTCAGGCGCTGACGTTCTTCGGCAGCGGCGCCGGCTTGGGTGCCGGAAGCGTCCCCGCCTCAGCGCTGGCCCCACTGGTTAGCACCGTCGATCAAGGGTATTTCTACCCGATCACGATCCAGGCGCCACAGTCGTCCGGGGCCACCACGACCTTCTCAACGAACACGACGCGGGTCTGGCAGTTCGTCCTGCCGTTCGCGGTCACTCTGAACCAGATGGCCTTTGAGGTGGTCGCGACGAGCGGCGTCGGAACTTCCTTGGGACTCGGGCTGTATGACGCCGCCTGCGCGAGCCTGCTGATCAACTCCGGCGTCATGACCGCCGGCGGCAGCCCTGACATTAACGTGGCTGGCGTAAAGACCAAGGCGATCACGGGTGGGCCGGTCACGTTCAACCCCGGCGTCTACTGGCTGGCGATGACCACGGACTCTACGACCTTGACGCTTCGATCGACGAGCCTCCCCAGCCAAGTCATCACCATGCTTAACACGCAGGCCAACAAGAAGTTCGCCCAGGCCGGCAACAACGGAAGCGCTGGAGCGTTTCCTGCCACCTGCGGGTCGCTGACCGTGGCTGCGTCCAACCAGCCGCCCATCGTGCTGTTGGAGAGGTAAGGCCGGTGCGCCGGCAGCGCGGTACTGATGCCCGGTTCTGTTTCGCTTGCGACGCCCGTGATGGTGCTGCCCATCAGTCTGTCGCGCGCCTTCGTCCACGCGCGAGAGTACCCGGTTCAGGTCAACGAATACCAGAACGGGGAATCCCAGCGCGGGCGGCTGGCCGATACCAGTCGCAAACGATGGCGACTCGCCAAGCAACTCGCTCCGGGACAACTGTCCGTCCTGCGCGACTTCTACGACGCGCGGAACGGCCCCCAGGAGCCCTTCTACTTCTACGACCCCTACGAGACAAACCCGCCGTTCTCGCATGATCCGACCGGCGCGGCCACCCAGGGCCGCTACACGGTGCGGTTCGAAGGGGCGTGGTCCCAGAACGTAGGCCCGGCACGCTCCGAGTGCGAAATCGAACTGGTGGAAGTGGCCTGATCGGCCACGGAAAGGAACATCATGGCTCGAAACTATTCCGTTAACGGCAACGCCGTGAACACGCAGTCGTCGACGCTGCCGTTGGTCACGCTGATCTCCTCGGCGAACATTCGGCCGCGCATCTACGACCTGACCTTCGGTTCGGCGGCCACGCCCGCGGATAACGCTGCCCGATACATTGTGCAGCGGTGCACCAGCCCCGGTACGCCCGGCTCCTCGATCACGCCCCAGGCGCTCGACCCCGGCGACCCGGTGGCGCTCGCCACCTCGGGCCTAGCGGCCTTCTCGGTCGGGCCGACGCTCACGGTGAACGCCCTGCTGCTCCAGTTCGGCGTCAACCAGCGTGCGACGTGGCGCTGGGCGCCCAAGGACGGCAAGGAGATCGTGCTGCCGGCGGCCACGGGCAACGGCGTCGCGATCCTGCCGGTCCAGGTGACCTCGGCCTTCGATCAGGCGTTCTCGATCCAGTTTGAGGAGTAGCGGTGGCGAACGAGAAGTTCGAGCGGAACGCGCACGGGGCGTACTTCGTCGAGGGGCGCGAGGTGGCGCACACGCTCCAGTGCCCGCACTGCGGCTGCCATTTCGTCAGCCGGCGTGGGAGCGGCGCGCGCCGTACCTTCTGCCTGCGCTGCATGGCGGTGACCTGTGGGAATCCAGCGTGCGACCCGTGCATTCCGTTCGAGATCAAGCTTGAAGTGATGGAAGGGAGGAGGAAGCCGTGGCCCAATCTGTAGAGCAGTGGATGCCGGTACCGGCCACGCCGGCGTTGTGCAATGTTCCCGTGGTCGCGCTTCCGCAACTACCAGTTGCGACGCTCGAGCTCGACACCGGCCAGCGCCCGGAGCGCGTCACCGCTGACCGCTGGACTGCCCCCGACGCCAACCTCGTCCCCACGCTCTTTCCCAAGTAAGATGCCGAAGCTCAAGCCGGGAGTACGTCTCACCGGAATCCGTCCGGAGACACTGCTTGCGGTGATGGTGGCCGAGCGCGCCTACAACCAGGCCGGCCACGAGCTCGTCGTGACGTCCTGCGTCGACGGCAAGCACGGGCGCGGCTCGCTGCACTATTCGGGCGCTGCCGTCGACCTCAGAACGCGCGACGTTCCCTCGGACGCCATGCAGGAAATCGTCGCGGAGATCCGCGAGGCGCTGGGCGCCGACTTCGACGTCATCCTCGAAACGGACCATCTTCACATCGAATACCAGGCCAAGTAAGCAAGGCCGTCGTTCTGCCAAACCCAATCTCCTCGCCTCGACAAGGATGCTGGACCTTCCTCCGACAAAAGCGTGCGCCGACTGTGGGCAAGCTAGACCTGCCTCCGAGTATTATCGGCATCCCACGAATCGTGATCGGCTGGACAAGAAATGCAAGGAATGCCGAAAGGCCGCTACCCGAAAGTGGAAGGCCGAGAATCGACAACGCGCCCGAGAGACTGACCGGCGGTGGAGGACCGAGAATCGGGAACGGTCAAACGCTCATTACCGACGTTGGCGCCAAAAGAACAAAGAAAGGCACCGTGAACTCTGCCGCCAATGGAATGCCGCCAATCGAGACAGATGTGAGGCGAACCTCGCTCGGTGGAAGGAAAGAAATCCGGGCAGACTCGCTGAGTGGCACCGGCGGCGCAGAGCCAAGGCCAACAGCGGCTCCCGGTACACGGAAGCGGAGTGGCAAGCGTTACTCGCGACGTACGGCTACAGGTGTCTTGCCTGTGGTGTGGATGCGAGGGAGACTCCCGAGGGATTCCTGACAGCCGATCACGTGGTTCCGCTTTGCCAATCTGGTCCCAACACGATCGACAACACTCAGCCGCTCTGCCTGGACTGTAACCGCCGCAAGAACGGACGGGCGATTGACTACCGGCCCGGATACTTCGACAGAAACTGACCAGCATGGACCAGATCGGCCGTATCCCGGTTCCCCAGATCGTGCCCGTCGGCATCTTGCCGCTCGTTCCTGAATATCCCTACACTTCTGTTCACGCGCCCCACGTTGTGGAGCACCGATTTGGAAGCGCCAATGCGAAGGTCACCCAACGCTTCCTTCTCGGCACCGGCGCCAAGCGCTTCACCGTGCGTCGATCGCGGGTGCGCGACTCTGAGCGCGTCGCCCTGCGTGACTTCTGGGAGAACCAGTACGGACCTTTCGGCGCCTTCTACTACGACGCCCCGAACGACGACGGCAGCGGCGCCACCCGCTATGTCTGCCGGTTCGAGAACGAGCCGCTCTCCTGGGAGATGGTCTCGGACTTCGTCTGCTCAATCGGTCTGACACTGGTTGAGATCCCGACCTCGTCACCCAGCTACACCCTCAATAGCACCCTCTCCCGCTTTCCCTCCTCCGAGCTCTCAGCGGCCCTGCTTGCCCAGGTTCAGCAGCTCATCCCGCTCGTTAAGATCCAGCCGCTCGAGGCCGGCTATCCCGCGATACACGTCTCCGACCGCCGCTGCACCATTGGCGGCCAGCTCTACCAGGCGCGCCTGGTCGACTTCGACGGCATCTCCCAATCCCTCGGTAACCAGGCAGACGAAGCCCGCTTCGTCTTCGGCAACGCCGATCGGGTCCTGCGGGAACTCGCCAACGACGTCGACCTGTTCCGCGCCTCGATCGAGTTCAACCTGTTCCACGTCGCGACGGGCATCAAGCTCGACCTCTGGAAAGGCGACATCGTCGACTGGTCGTTTGATTCGGGACCGGAGTTTCGCGTCACGGCCGCCGACGGCATCTACGAGCTGAACCTCCCTTATCCCACTCGCCGCATCTCGCGGACCTGCTGGAAGCAGTTCGACGACGGCCTCGGCTGCCCCTTTTCGCAACAGGGCGGGCTGGATCTAGTCCACTTCCCCACCGCCAATCTGACCGAGTGCGACAAGGGTTACGAGACGCCGAACGGCTGTCTCGCCCACGGCATGAAGCGCTACTTCGGCGGACTCCTGGCCGAGCCGCAGGGCGTGCGCATCAAAGACAACTCGACCGGTACCTGGGGCTTCGGGCGGTCGTCCATCACGAGCGTGTCGCTGGTTGCGGACTCCATC